AAAGATGGTAGAGAAGAATATATGAAAGAGAAAGATAATATAAAGAAAATTGATAAAGAATAATTTCTGTGCTACTATATGGAAGGTATGGAAGTATTCTCTTGGTTCATTCCAAGATGAAACTACTAAAAAGTATGATAATATTGTCTGTATAGTCAGATCATTTATTTTCTTACAACTTGTGATTACCAATTGTTTTATCGTTGCAGGAAACATACGACACTGGAACGATCATTATACACCTCCACATTATGAACATATTCGTGACAGATCCTGACCCTGTGAAGTCGGCAGAAGTTTTGCCTGACAAACACATCGTCAAGATGCCATTAGAGACTTGCCAGATGTTGGCAGTTGTCTATTCAAAGTGGTATTTCAACTGGGGTAATGATTTATTACCTAAAAAAGATGGAACACCATACAATACAGAAAAGGGTGCATTTAGAGGACACCCTTGCACTATCTGGGCAGCAAAAAGTATTGCTAATACTGCTTGGTTAATTCAACATGGTTTTGGATTACTTGAAGAGTATACACATAGATATGGTAAAATACACTCTTGTCAAACTGCGATGAATGCTGCAGAAAGAGTGTTTGAAGAAAAAACAGGGAGAACATTATTATGCCACAAAGAGGCAACACCATTCGCATTTGCAGGTCCTGATGAGTTTAAATATAACACAAGGTATGACACTCTTACTGCTTACAAACGTTATATCGCATCCAAACCTTGGGCTGCATCTAATTATCTTCGTGACCCATCCAAAAAACCAAATTGGTTATGAAGCACATTCTATTTGAATTAGAGGGTTGTCCTTTCTCTGCACTTGATGATGAAGAACATATCAAGTTTTGTTTGCTTCACGCTGCAGAGGCATCACATTCTAAAGTTTTAAAAATAGAAACATATAAGTTTGAACCACAGGGTGTAACTGGTTTTGCACTACTTGCTGAGAGTCATCTTAGTATACACACATGGCCAGAAAAAGGTGTTGCAATTTGTGACATCTTTACTTGTGGGGATGGTTGCCAACCAGAACAGGCAGTAGAATATTTAAGTGAGTGGTTAGAATCCACAAATACAAAATCTCAACATTATGAAAGAATTTGATTATGACCTCGATTACAAGAGACTTGATTTTACAGATCAGGAAAATCGTAAACTTTATCGTATTGGAAGGGGAGAGCAAGGAGTTCTATTGGTTCGCCCTTATACTGACGATATATGTCGTTTTTGGAGATTTAAAACTCCAGAGATAGCAAAAAAAAGTGCTGCTAAAATTTATGAAATGTATCTTATATACCGTGATAAAAAAGATTTTATCGGTATGGATATGTGTCGTAAGTTTTTAGAGATGGGATTTACTAGATCAAGGAGATATGCCAATCATAGAGATGGTAAAAAGTATGATAAAGAAGGCAATATAATACCCCAAGAAAAAGATCATGCTACTTGTCATTTTGCTATGTCTGCTACTATATTTAAAAAAACAAGAGATGTTGTTGCAAAAAACGAAACATATGTTAAAATGAGAAAAGAATGGAGATCGGAAGAATGATTTTTTTAGCTTGCCCACCAGTTTATACTTTGCCTGGCACTTGGAATGATCCAGAGAAAATAGCAAAGTGTAATGACACTTTAATACCACATTTTACATTCAATCCAGATTTTACCTTTGGTATCTCTATTGCAGTAATTACTATTTTACTAGCAAGTTATGGAATCTACAAAGGATTCTTTGCAAATAAAGGATTGACAGATCCTTGGGATGATCACGATGACTAAGTTAATCGAAAAAGATGATCCACAGTGGTTTGCACAAACAAGTGATAAACTATATGATCGTCATCACTATAAGATAGTTTGCCAAAACAAATCGTTTGTGGTAGAATCTTGGGATGAGGTTCAAGAATATTGGTGGAATAATTGTCGTTCACCTTGGTTTGAAGGAACAGTTATTCACGTTATTGACAAACCAAAACCAAAATCAAAAGGTTTTAAATAATGAGTGATTTTATATGGGTTGAAAAATACAGACCCACTACAATTGATGAATGTATCTTACCAAAAGGTATCAAGAAAACTTTTCAAGATTTTGTTGAAAGAGGTGAGATACCAAATATGTTATTGTCAGGTCCACCAGGCATTGGTAAGACCACAGTAGCAAAAGCATTATGTCACCAATTAGGATCAGATTATTATGTCATTAATGGATCGGATGAAGGACGTTTTCTTGACACGGTTCGGAACAGTGCGAAGAACTTCGCATCTACAGTCTCTCTTACAAGTGACTCGAAACATAAAGTCATCATCATTGACGAAGCAGACAATACCACTTCCGATGTACAACTCCTCCTTAGAGCGTCTATTGAGGAGTTCTCCAAAAACTGCAGGTTTATCTTTACCTGTAATTACAAAAACAAAATTATCGACCCTTTACATAGTAGGTGTTCTGTTGTTGATTTCTCAGTTAATAAAAAAGACAAACCAACAATAGCTGCACAATTCTTCGCAAGATTAAATTCTATTCTTGAAGAAGAAAAAGTAGAGGCAGATAAGAAAGTTCTTGCAGAACTTATTAATAAACATTTTCCAGATTGGAGAAGAGTTCTTAATGAGTGTCAAAGATATGCAGTTAGTGGCAAAATAGATAGTGGTATACTTGCTGCATTTTCAGATGTTGCTGTAAATGATCTTATCAAAAACCTTAAACAAAAAAACTTTGCTGAAGTTAGGAAGTGGGTTGTTACCAACATGGACAACGACACTTCTGTTTTATTGCGTCGTATTTACGATAGCCTTTATGACTCATTGGTCAATAGTAGTATTCCTGCTGCTGTCCTTATTATTGCGAAGTATCAATTCCAAATTGCGTTCGTCGCAGATCAAGAGATTAATCTTTTGGCGGCGTTAACCGAAATCATGGTAGAATGTGAATTCAAATGACTATTAAATTAATTCGTATGTGGTCTGGCGAAGATGTAATCGCCGACGTTATAGAAGAGAATGAGTATACAATTACGATGGAGAATCCAATCGTTGCTGTGCCATCTCAACAAGCAGGACAAATTGCATTTGCTCCTTGGTCTCCTTTACATAAAAAAGGAAAAATAAAAATTACTGAAAAGTATGTTGTTTACATAGGAGAACCTCAAGAAGAAATTGTTGAGGAATATAAAACTATGTTTGGTAAGATATCAACTCCTACCAAAAAATTGATTATTTAATTATGACTAAATCTTATACAAAACTAAAACATCAAGTGAAATCAAGTCGATATTACATCTTTTGGGGTGCTGCTACTGTCGCAGTTATGGCAGGTCAAATTTATGTTGGAAATGGATATCGTCAGATGTCTGAAAAAGTCGGAGATCTTACTGAAATAATTGAGATCAAAATGGAACTAGAATTATTAGAGAAAAAAAGAAATCCATATGGAATAATGCCATTATAATGTCCACAAAATCTCTTAAGACTCCATTAAGATATCCTGGTGGTAAATCAAAAGCGATCAAAACTTTATCACAGTGGTATCCTAAAATTATATCAGAATATCGTGAACCATTTATTGGTGGTGGTTCGATTGCAATTGATGTTACGAAATCAAATCCAGATATACCAGTTTGGATAAATGATCTGTATGTCCCTTTATATAATTTTTGGATACAACTCAGAGATCGTGGTGAAGAGTTATCAGAAAGAGTTCGTGAAGAAAAACAAAATACTCTTGATGAAGGAGATAAAGATAAAGTAACTGCAAGTGCAAAAGAATTATTCAATAAGTATAAAGAAGAAATTGATACTTATGATGACTTTGAAAAAGCAGTTGCATTTTTTATTGTGAACAAATGTAGTTACTCTGGTTTAACAGAGAATAGCACATTCTCACCAACAGCATCTAATTCTAATTTTTCATTAGTTGGTGCAGATAAGTTAAAAGATTTTTCAAAGTTAATTCAACACTGGAAGATAACGAATATTAACTATTCAGAAGTTATGAATGCAGATGGCACTGATAGTACATTTGTATTTCTTGATCCTCCATATGATATTAAAGATTTTTTATATGGTAAGAATCGTGAAATGCATAAATCATTTGACCATAATTTATTTGCAGAAAATGTTTATAAATGCAAACATAATTTTATGATTACTTATAATGTAAATCATCGTTTGATGCAAATGTATGCACAATATGAATTAAACTTTTGGAATCTCAGATATTCGATGGTTCATAGGGGTGACAAAGGAACTGACGATAATGTCAAACAAGAATTATTGATAACTAACTATAATATAAATCCAGTAACACCAATAGAAGAATTACTAACTACATGACAGAATTCATTCAAAGACATATCGGTATTACCGAAACAGAACAGGCTCAAATGTTAGAGGATTTGGGTCTTTCTTCGTTAGAAGAATTAGTAAGAGAAGTAGTGCCGACTTCGATCTTACTTCGTGGTGATGATAATTTACCAGAACCTTGTAGTGAGCAACAGGCACTTGAAGAATTAAAAGAGATAGCAGAACATAATATTGTTAAAAGAACTTTAATTGGTCAAGGATATTATGGAACAATCACACCACCAGTAATCCTAAGAAATGTATTTGAAAATCCTGCTTGGTATACATCATATACACCGTATCAGGCAGAGATATCTCAGGGAAGATTGGAGGCATTATTTAATTACCAAACACTAATTACAGAACTCACTGGACTTCCAGTTGCAAACGCATCTCTATTAGATGAGGGAACTGCGGCTGCGGAGGCGATGTTACTTGCTCATAGTCAAAGTAAGAAAAAAGATTTCATAGTTGATGATAAAATATTTCCACAAACATTAGAGGTATTACTTACAAGGGCAGAACCATTAGGTATTAACATAGTTAAAGTTGATGTAGATGAACTTGTAGATTTAGAATCATTAGAAAATGCATTTGGTCTCATACTTCAATATCC